GGCCTTGAAGCCCCTCACCCGCCAGAGGCGTTTCATCATTTTGTTGGGACAAAACTCCGTTGGCTTCAGAAAAATCCTTCCCATTTTCCTGTGAAATTATTTCTGGTGCCTTCTCGATTTTAGGTGAAACCTTAACTGCCTGTTTAAACGCGCTTAAATCTCTACCCGAATTGAACCAATCAACGACATCACCTTTTGGTGGTAGCCCTTGCAGTTCAACGCGCTTTATCTCGGCAGCTACACCCCATAGCTTTTGGATCACCACATCAGCGTGACGTTTACCCGGCTCATCATTATCAGGCAGCACGATCACGCGCCTACCTTCAAAGAATTTATTCAACGGATCGCGCCACTTGCCTGCGCCACCATGTGAGGTTGTGGCGACGAGGCCGTGTCGCGCTAATGTATCCGCACACTTCTCGCCTTCGACGATAAAGATTGGCGCTTCTGGATTCTTAATAATGTCGGGCAGGCGGTATGGTAGCGGTTCAATGCCGTCCATATTATAGACCCAACTCTCGCCCGCTGGTTGCCTTTGCTGAAACCTACGCGGCTCAAATCTGAGAACTTGATATCGTAGCTCTCCGTTCTCGTCATAGTAGCTGTAGGCTTTGCTAAGAAACTCTCGTGGACGTAGCTTCTCAACTTGTTGCGACGAGATACCGAACTTGCGTTGCAGGACGGAACCAATCCCACCGAGCGTTGCACCCTCTTCTCGTTTGACAAGATCAATTACTCCCCCACCTTCACCACCGTTCGTTTCAAAATCGTACCAAGTACCCTTGCGAAGATCGACGGACTTACTCCCATGCGTCCCCCATCTCAGCTCGTGTCCTCGTTTTGCAGTTGGCTCACCCCAGTAAGTTGTTGCCACCTGTTGCATATATGCACCAATATTGTCTGTCATGCGTCACCCTAGTGCTTACAAATTTGGGCGGGCAGCGTAGTGCCACCCGCCCTTGATTGTCAAAACAAATCGTCGTCATCGCTTGATGCGGCGACAGGTTCTGGCTTGGCTGGTGCATCACCATCCATTGCTTCGGGTCTATCTACCCACCCCGAAATACTCCACGATGGAACGCGATAGGTAGACTTCGATCCATCAGGAGTTGTGATGGATATCTTCTCGATTGACGTAATCGCAATCACTGGAACCTTACCTTCGTTCGCGCTACGCTCTGCCTCAAATGCAGTGTGTAGCTCGTCCATCTTACGCAACACAGTCTTAGCTGAGTGAGAGAACTCACGCAGACCAAGCTCTTTATTGTAGATGCGTAAACGGAAAGCGTTCTTATGGTCAGCGGTAGGACGGGCTGGCATTTCGCCACCAATCTTAACCATGTGGAAGTCAGGCGCACCGCCTGCGAAGGACAACCAACCGACTTCAATGTTATCGAAGTCTGCGATGAACTTGACAGGAATATCCATGTCATTCTCGTCGCGTGTCCACGCACCACCTGCGTCCTGATACCGATCCACTTTGACCATCGCACCAGACTTAGCATCCCACTTCACGATAGGTAGGATATCACCTGATGCTTTAGCTTCCGTTTGAAAACCTAATGCCATTCTTTACTTTCCTTACGTTGAATTACGCTCACACCATTGTGAACGCTTCGATTGGGAAGTGAGCGACAGGTTCAACATCATCTGCGTCTCCTCTGTCATACCTACCTCCCATGCGTACCTCAAACGGTGATGCAAAATCGCACCAATATAATCCGTCGAGATACTGCACTAGCAGAATAGAGCGTGTGCCACTCACGTCTGCTAATTGCCTCGCAGCCAAGACCTTACCCATAGATATCAGTAGCGTTGGGTAACGGTCATGGTTATTTCTTCGTGCTTTGATTTCTGCCCAGCCCTTGAGCTTGCCGTTCTTAAACATGGCAAAATCTAGGCGATAGGATATGGGCAGCTTGTGTAGCTGTATTGCTTTCCTCTCCAGTTGTGCAGCGACCTTACGCTCGACAGTTAAGTCGGCTGGTCTTTCGTATCTTGGACGCACATTAACTCTCTTGCTATATAGCAGAAGGTTTCAAAATCTACCTCTACTGTTTTAATCCACCCAATGTTTTCGGTTTTATCAAACATCAAACCGATAGTGCTTAACGCTAAGACACAGCGAATAGGTGCGCGATCATACTTATAGATAAGCACTGGCTGTAGATTAGCGCGTGACGCAGCAAAGCACGTCTGACCCCACCACTCTGGCTTGTGTCCATTACCACTCGCATACCGCTTGCACTCAATAGCGAACGGCCATTCATCACACTCAATAGGACGCAGATCACAGAGTTGTGATTGCCTGTACTGCTCAATGTCTCTTTGAAATTTTATTCCAATTTCATCAAACAACATACCAGCAATCTTGCGCTCAAACGCAGCGCCCTTTTGCCTGCCGTTAATCACCGTTTTGCTGCGCTAATCATTCTATCAACACTGGTGCGGCTCTCTTCTTCGTGAACCGCAGCCGCCAATGCAGTGTAAATTATTTCATCAGCCAGAGCCGACATGCTACGGTGTGCGCTCTTCTCTACAGCATCGCGCAACATCTCATGCGTCTCAACTCTAAGTCGCAACATACATGGTTTGTATTCGCTCATAAAAATTTTCTTCCGTTTGCTATTGCGGGTTATGCTTTCAATGTTATATAAACCTGATAGCACATAAATACAACGGGGATAAATAATGTTCAAGCATGAAAAGTATGTACTGTATCTGCGCGTATCGACGGACAAGCAAGGCCGTAGTCAGCTTGGCCTTGAGGCCCAGCAGACAATGGCCTCTCTGTATATGGATAGAGTGATCGCTACATATACAGAAGTTGAGAGTGGTAAAATTGATGATCGTCCTGAGTTAGCTAAAGCGTTAGCACACTGCCAACGTGAGGACGCTGCAATCTTAATCGCCAAGCTCGATAGGTTGTCTCGTTCTGCTTCATTCTTATTCACGCTGCGTGATAGTGGTGTGGAGATTGAGGCTGCTGACATGCCGGGTATGGGTACATTAGAATTTGGTATTCGTGCTGTGTTCGCGCAGCATGAACGCGAAGAGATTAGCCGACGCACCAAGGCAGCACTCGCTGAGAAGAAAGCGCGTGGTGTTAAGCTCGGATCACCTACACCCCATCGTGGTGGAGCTAAGACTGCGGCCACGATCAAGAATAAGATGCAGAAAATTTGTGAGAAGGCATTGCCTGTTGCACAGAAACTGCGCTCTCATGGCGAAAGCTATCGTGCTATCGCTTTAACCTTGAACGAAACTGGAATACCTGCCTTCGGAAAACAATGGCATGACACAGGCGTTCGCAATATGTTGGAGAACTATTCGTAATGGTTGGTAAACTTACACCAGATGATATCGCTACCGCGTCTACACTGCCCTCGATCATGGGGTTCTCTCGGTACAAGACGCAGAATGAAGCACTCGCTGATGCTATCGCAGCGATGGAAGGAACGAAGGAAGATACTTGGACAGGCAATGAAGCAACTAGGTGGGGTGATAGGCTTGAGCCTGTCATCATCGCCGAGGCAGCCAAAAGATTGAACACCAGCAATCTATGTCTTGAGTTTCCTACAGCATTTTTTCATAACACTCTGCCGTTGGCTTGCTCATTAGACGGTACAGCAGAAGGCACTGATAGTATCTCGACTAACTATGATGCAGGTATCTATTGCATTAACCGTCCAGTAATAGATTTATCTGGTACTGGTATTATTGAGTCCAAGCTGACGAGTGCTATGCCAGAGGATCGACCACCACCCTTTCGTGGACCGTGGCAACTACAAGCACAGATGATGTGTACTGGACACAAGTGGGGCTGTATCGCCACGCTTTACCGTGGCATTGAGCTTCGACTGTTTGTTTATGCTGAAGATTTAGAGATGCAAGGTGTGATTGGTGAAGCTGTATTAGAGTTTGAGAAGCGTAAGAAGGAACGTGACTGGTATCCATCAGCCTCAAGTAATGATGCTAACACCGCTTACTCTAAAGTGGATGATGGTCTGCCAGATGTAGACTTAGCTAAGTCTTTGGATGGTCAGAAAGCTCTCACTGATTTAGTTGAAGCCAAGGCTGCGAAGGCTGCGGCAGAAGCTAGGATTGATGACGCGGAAGCTACAATAAAAGACATCATGGGTAGCCATGAGAACGCCATAGGTCTGGTAGGTAATACTAAGTATGGTATAAAGTGGGGTATGCGAAACTACAAAGCGACGCCGGAGAAAGTTACTCCAGCAAAGCCAGCCCGTAGTATTCGTTCATCCTCTCTAACTTTGAAGGCCATTGATTGATGGAGAATAGGTATCCCGGAACGAAGCTGCCAGACGTTATCAGCGCGTATCAAAAGGGTGATAGAACTACTGAAGTATATCGCGTCGGTAGTTCATATGGCATCCGATACACCGAAGGCGATAAGCATTGGAATGGTTTCTATGCTACTCACCTTGATGACGTTGAAGCATTGGCCGAGGATTGGGTACTCAAGAACCCCATCAGGATTTAAGGGCTAACTCTAGTGCTGTCTTCCAGCTATCCTCTTCGATAGTTGGGGACAGCATTTTTGATTCTGCTGTGCGTCGAGTAATTTGTTTAGAAATAATTTCTATTGGAAAGAAAATAATCTTTCTCATGTCTAGTGCGACGCAAGCTACAACATCGCAATCTTCTATGGTCAGTGTTCGCTTTGGATTACTTTTACTTGTCTGCCATTGATACGACCAAACATCATTTTTTTTCATCGTGGATTTTACTTGAAGCCTCAAGATGTCTTGGTTTCTTACAGCAATAATATCCATTCCTTCCGCGTCAATGATTGAAGGACTCCAACCGAAGGTGAATAGAACACTACAGGTTAGATGTTCGCCTGCGCTTCCTATGTGCTTTGCACTAAGCAAGAGCCTCTAATCGAGCAGCATGACGCTCAGTTCTATTAGTGGTTTGTTGGTACAGCTTACTATCTCTGAGTTGTGCAGCAGCTTCCTTCCAATCACGATCTTGAATAGCAGCGTGGTGCTTTACAAACTTTTGATAGCGGTTCAACCCTAACTGAAAAGCTAAAGACACGATGGTTACTTGAGCATCCTCTGGTAGATTATCAAAGTCACGTTGTAACCATCTCGCATCTTGTAGCGCTACGGATACATCCTTCTGAAATAACTCGTGGACGCGCTCCTCACTGACAGGACACCCCAATGGCCAATCATATTCCGGGTCAGACTCAGTTACCAAGTGGCCTATACCAACAGTCTTCTTGTCTAGGTGGTCAAGGTAGACCTCGTACATGCAGCCTTCATCATGCTCTAAAAGCTGCCTTAATCTTGCCATCATTTGCCTTGTCCCCGGTAACGCTTCCAAGATTTACGCTTGTTCTTATTTGTTGGACGGCTCAAAGGTGATTGTCCAATGCTCGTCTTTTTCTTGATAGGTATAGGACGCCATGTTTGGCCTACAGTAGATCGAGACATTACTTCATACTCTCCCTCGCTACACCCTTTGATTTCTCGAAACTTCTGAGCCCCCCTAATCCGAGCAATGAAAGCGTTAAGGTCATCAATCCTTCGGTACTTAATTCAGGCAAGACAATTTCAGGTGCCCATAAAGCTGTACCCCATCTAGCCAGAGGCATGATAAAATATTCTGTCAGTAATCCAAGGCAACATACCCACATGATTGCTGGTCTAGCTCCAGCCACGAATAGTGAACTACTCTTTGCGCTTTCGACATTAGCTTGAGCATTGAGAGCCATAGCTTCTGCCATATGCTTCTCGGACATCGTGGCTATTTCATGGGCAAGGCGATTCTTCTGGTCCTTGTCCTCGATGAACTTATCGAGCAGTCCCGTCACTGGACCTATCAGTGCTTGAATCATCTCTTACTTCTCTTTGATTGCTTCTAGTAGTTTAATCCTAACCTGAAGGTCATGGATGCTACGCATTAAATCTTCACGTAATGCCTGCCTAGCTAAAGCATTTCCGGGCGACGGAATGATCTGTCCTTGCGGATCAATCAGTTG